ACGAGAATTTCAACGACGAGGTGGAAACCGCGTTTATCCGTTGGAGCGATGCCGTGAATCTCGCGGCAAAGCTCCGCACCATGCGGATGAGCCGCTGTCAGGACGGGGAAGCGTTTGCCGTATTGGCGACGAACCCGAAAGTGCGGCATCCGGTGAAACTGGATCTGATGCTGATCGAGGCCGACCGGATATCCGGCGATTTGAAATGGCTGGACGACGATACAAGCGTCGACGGAATCAGTTTCGATCACTGGGGCAATCCGGTGGATTACCGGGTATTGAAATACCACCCCGGCGACATTCACTACATGCCCGGAGACGATGCGATTCACGTTCCATCGGAATATATGCTTCACATTTTCCGGCAGGACAGACCGGGATTGCACCGGGGCGTACCCGAACTGGCAGCGGCCCTTCCGCTATTCGCCCAGCTGCGCCGATACAATCTCGCTGTCCTGTCGGCTGCGGAGGCGGCCGCCGATTTTGCCGCGATCCTCTATACGGACGCGCCGCCGAACGGCGAATCCGACGAAGTCGAGCCGATGGACAGTATTCCCTTGGAACGCAACATGATGCTGACCGTTCCGGCTGGCTGGAAAATGGGACAGCTTGATCCCAAGCAACCAGCGGCGAATCACAGCGAGTTTGTAAAAATCATTCTTGCGGAAATCGCCCGGTGCGTCTGTTCGACCTACGGCACACTGGCCGGAGATTTTTCCGGTCACAATTACGCGTCGGGACGACTGGACAACCAGATTTACCACAAATCGATTCTGGTTGACCGCTCGTTCTGGGAAACAGAAGTCCTGAACCGGATTTTCGAAGTGTGGTTCCGGGAGTATTCGCTGACTGGGATACAATTGATTCCAGCCGAACGGCATACGTGGTTCTGGGATGGCTTTCCGCATGTCGATCCGGGCAAGGAGGCGACAGCTCAGGAAAAGCGTCTGGCAAACAATACCACAACGCTGGCGGCGGAATGCGCCAAGGACGGACGCGATTACATGTCGGTTCTGCGGCAACGCGCCAAAGAGATCAAATTGATGAAAGAGCTGGGCATTCCGCTAAATGCGGATGCTCCGGCGGAAACTGTTCAACCCGAACCGGAAACCAATGACGGTTCAGAGCCAAAGGACGTTATGGATGAGTGAATTTACCCTGATTGAAGCCGCCGGGAATGCGAAGCCGAAGGTGGTCGGCATTGCTTACAGCGGCGGCAAAATGAATCTGCCCGGTTGGAAATATCCGGTGGTGGTGGATCTGGCTGGAATGGAGATTCCGGACACGGTTCCGCTCCTGACCAACCATGAAAACAAAACCGACGCCCGTGTCGGGATGGTGTCGGCGAGCGTCAAAAACAATGCGCTGGAAATCTCCGGCGAAATTGTTTCGGACGGCAAGGACGCCGCCGATATCGTCGCGCAGAGCAAAGCCGGAGCCGATTGGCAGTTGAGTATCGGCGCGGACGTAAAAGAGTGCGAACTGGTGAAATCCAGCCGCGAGGTTAACGGCCAGTCGCAGGAAGGACCGTTCTATCACATCAAGAAATCGACGCTGCGCGAAGTGAGCGTTGTCGCCGTGGGCGCGGATGCCCACACCACGATGAAAGTCACCGCTAAATTTAACCTTTCCCGAACCATTGAAGGAGACCGTATGAGCAAGGAAATCGAGAAAACTGTTGCCGCCAAGGAAGATGAAACCAAGAAGCCGGTTGTGCCGCCCGCCGCCGAACCGGAAAAGAAACCCGAGGACAATCCGGAAAAGAAGACTCCCGAAGAAGATGAGGCTGCCGCCAAGGCCGCCAATTGCGATCCTGAAAAGAAAACCAAAGCGGAGGCCGTGCCTCCGGCGATTCAGGCGAGCGCAGTGGACATGACTGTCACCGCCCGTGACGCCGCGATTGCCGCGGTCAAAGCTGAACGTGAGCGTGTCGGCGCGATTCAGAGCATTTGCGCCGGGGATTATCCCGAAATCGAAAAAGAGGCGATCAGCGGCGGCTGGACTCCCGAAGTAACCACGAAAAAGGTGCTGGAAATGATCCGCATGGAGCGTCCGGCGGCCAATGTCAATATTGCCGTCAAGTCCGCGCCGGAGGGCGGCGAAATGCGGAAAAATATTGAGGCGGCCATGTGTCTCCGTGTCGGGGTGAGCGCCGATCTGCTGGAAAAGAGTTACGGTGCAAAGACCGTGGAAGCCGGTATGGCCGACATGGATATGCCGTTGCGTCAGTTGCTCATTGAATGCATGAAGCTGGACGGCATCCCGTACAGCCGGGGATTCGACAACGAAACCATCCGCGCGGCGTTTTCCAGTGTGTCCCTGCCTGGAATCCTCTCCAACGTGGCGAACAAAAAGCTCCTGCAGAGTTATGAAGCCCAGCCGATTATCGCGACCAAGCTGTGTTCGACCGGAGACCTGAACGACTTCAAGGAGAACGACCGCTTCCGTCTGACGGATGTCGGCGATCTGATGCCGATTGCCGCCGACGGCGAGATCAAGGACGGCGGACTCGTGGAGGAATCTGCGAAAAATCAGCTCGAAACTTACGGAAAAAAGTTTTGTCTGACCCGGAAAATGATTATCAATGACGACTTGGGCGCGTTCATGAAAGTGCCGACCGCCATGGGCAACCGTGCGGCGCGTCTGATTGACCAGCTGTTTTTTTCGCGTCTCTTGAAGAATCCGACGCAGGGTGACGGGAAGGCTCTGTTCCACGCCGGACACAAGAATCTCTTGACCGGCGCAACCTCCGCGCTCGGCGCGGACAGCCTCAAGAAAGCGATTCAGCTGTTCCTCGATCAGGTGGATGCTGACGGCCAGCCGATTTCGGTGGAACCGCGCTATCTCTTGGTTCCCACCGCCTTGAAGCATCTTGCCATCGAGCTGACGCAGGGCGCGACGCTCATCATGGCGGGAACGGACAATGCGGTGCGTCCGGCTCTGAACGTGCTGGCCGACGAGAATCTCAACGTGGTTTCCAGCCCGTATCTCGGAAATTCCGCCTACGAGGGAGCCAGTCAGACCGGCTGGTATCTCTTCGGTGATCCGCGCACGGTGGACACCTGGGAGATCGGTTATCTGAAGGGGAAACGCACTCCGACGGTCGAAAGAGGTGAGACCGATTTCAACACTTTGGGGCTGTGGTTCCGCGTTTATTTCGACCTCGGCGTGAGAGAGCAGGATCATCGCGGCATGGTCAAAGCCAATGGTTCCGCCAACTGATTTTAACCTCAAATTCAAGGAGTTTTATACATGATCGCTCGATTTGTACAGGATGGCAAAGCCATTGATTACCGTCCGTCCGAAGCCGTTGCTGCCGGAGATGTTGTGGTTCAAGGGACTTTGATTGGAATCGCACGGCTGGATATCGCCGCCAACACGCTCGGTTCGCTTGCCGTGGTTGGAGTTTTTGACGCGCCCAAGGCGATCGGCGCAATCACCGTCGGCGCCGCCGTCTACTGGGACGCCACCAATTCCAAGGTCACCACGACCGCAACGGACAACCCGTATCTCGGCAAGGCGATTCTCGCCGCCGAGTCCGCCGATGAAAGTGTGCGTTTTCTTCTCAACGCGCCGTTCACCGCGACCGTCACCGGCGAATAACCGTTGGGGATGCTTGAACAGGCATCGGAATGGCTGGAATATCAGCGTCTGAAAGAACTTTCCGTTCCGGCGGAGTATGTCCGCCGGGACGGGACGCGCATTGAAGTCAATGTGACGCTGGGGAAAACGCTGTTCCGTGCCGAAGACCAGTATGGCGTGACCGTCCGCACCGAGAGCCGTGATTTTCTGATTGCGGCTTCGGAGCTGGAAAACGATCCCGAACGAGGAGATGCTATCGTCTATAACGGATGCCGTTATGAGGTGCTTGCGCCCAACGGCGAACTGGTGTGGCGATGGTCGGGAACGTATCACTGGACACGGCGGATTCACACCAAGGAAATCGGAGGCGAATAATGGCAAACGGAGACATACCCGATCATCGGGATTTGTGGGACGCCGTGAATCAGTCCCGGTTGGAACTGGCCGAACTTAAAGGCATGATAAAAATGCATTTTGAGGCTGGACAGCATCACTATCCGCCGTGCAAACCTGCCGCCGACATGCAAAAGACGATGATGTCCGCATTGGGAGCAGCGCTGATTGCGCTGCTGGCGGCAGTCGGAAACATCGTCATGGAATTTGTGCGGAGGTGAAAAATGTCGGAAGTATTGAATGTGGCGGAAGCGGTTGCCGCCGAACTTTCGGAATATGGCGCGGAGGTGTCCTTTTTCCCGGAATTTGAATTGCGGGATTTGGACGATATGCGCGTGGTGGTCGTGCCGCTTTCCACCGAATACAAGACGCTCTCCCGTGCCGCCCACGAGGAACTGCCGAAAGTTCAGATCGGCGTTTTGAAACGCTGCGACGAGGACGGGCTGGACGATATGCTCCGGTTCGTCGAGGAATTGGGGCTTGGCTTTTTGAACAGGAAACTCGCCGGAGCAACCTGCGTCTGCGTTGCTTACAATCCAATTTACAGCCCGGAACATCTCCGGGAACGCGGTCAATTCACCAGCGTAATTGAATTGACGTTCAAACTGGTGAAAGCGTGACCGGAGCAAAAGTCCGGGTCGAATTCGATGACGAAGCCGTCAAAAAAGCGGTTCAAAAAGGCGGCGTAAAGTCGCTCCGTTCGGCAGGGGCATATACCCGCAAGGCGGCACGGAACGCGGTTTCGCGTTCCAGCAAATCTTCGTCACCGGGAACGCCGCCGCATACCCGGCGCGGTTTGCTTAAACGTTCGATTCTCTTCGGCGTCGAAAAACACCGCATGGCGGTGGTCATCGGTCCGGCGAAATCCCTTATCGGAATTTCCATGACGGCGCACGAATTCGGCGGCATGTACCGCAGACGCAAATACCCGAAACGGGCGCTCATGGGTCCGACGCTTGTTAAAGTTTTTCCGCAGTTGCCGAAACTGTGGAAAGACAGTGTAAAACCATAAATATCA